AACCATAAGTAACAGGTCTAATCAACCTTGTTATAGGATGTTCATTATCCATTGCTAACCTTTTGGTTAGTTCTTGCTCCATTTGTATGTCAAAGTCTAGTTCTCGTATAAGTAATTCCTTGTCTAAATCATTTAAATCTTTATCACCTTTAATAAGGTCCCCTAAGTCACTTAAACTTTCAATACCTGTTATCTTACCTGCTGCTTCTAAAATACCAGGAGCTATCACCTTGCCCTGTTTACCAAGCCATTTTAATGCTTTCCCTACTGCTGTTCCTGTACCACCATTCTTAATGAGGTTAGGATTTTTACTTTTCTCCATAGTATTTATATTTAGTTCTTCCTTTACCAGAATAAGCAATGAGTATCTCCCCTCTATTCTCTTCTTCACTTACGTAAGATGCATGAACCCAGTTAGGATTCTCATCATCTCCAAATTCCCATATAAGTTGGTCAAAACTTAAGTTGTCCTTTATATAGCTAAAAATTTCAGAGTTAGTTACTCCTTCGTATACATCAGCATCCATATCAATAGCCTCTCCTCTGGTATGAGATGAAGACTTAGATCCTCCTACTTTACGATTAACCTTTGGTGATCTAAAGAAAGATGAGATATATACTGGTGTACAGAAATTCTCCCTTACAGGTTGGAATATCTTTTGGGCAACCTGTTCCATAGCTCTTAACTGGAATGAGTTAGGTGTGTTATCTAACCCATGTCTAGTAGCTGTGCTTGATCTAGTTGCCTCTTTATAAGTTATGTTATTGCTTATCTGGTTTTTCATTTTCTGTCTTTTTAATCTTCCAGTTTCTAACTATGTCTATACATTTTATTACTGTGAAGACTATAGATCCTATGAGTAGTACTGTTTTCAACGTTGCATCTAAGCTAGTAAATGATGCTATTAGCGATATAGCGTTAAAGCCGAACACCTTCATTGTGTCCATCGTCATTATGTCTTTTATTATAGTACTTATCATGATTTGGGGAATTAATCTAACCCCGGTATTGTCCCAGGGTTAGTTATGGTTTCTATTTATTTATTTATATTGTAGTATCTACAACGTGGTATGTTACATGTAATGCAATAGTACTTGTTCCTGTAGCTGCATCTGTACCCATTATCTTTAATGCTGTATTTGACTCAAGTTTCCCTGATCCATTTGAACTAGTTGATTCAAGTCCTTTATATATAATACCATTTACGGTACCTGCAAGAATACCTTGAAAAGTAAACTGAGATGTTGATATATTACCAGTAGTTGATAAACCAATTTGTTCATCAGCATATGCATTCTCTAAATAAGTTAATTCAGCAAAAGCACTTATAATTTCTATAACTTGACCACTACCTTGTGCAGCTACAATTGTTATTGGGGTAGTTCCTAAACTTTTTAGATCTGCAGAACTTAAAGATGATGATACTTGTAGAAGTGTTCCTGATACCTCTCCCCATTTTACACCGAGTGATTGTGATGAGTCTGCAATAATTACTTGCCCATTTACTCCTGCAGCCAATCTTGCATTGTCAGTACCGTTATTTGTAAATATGTCACCTTTAGTTGTTAATGGTAAGTCATCAAGACTAATGAATTCATTTGTACCATCGTCACCATCATTTGTTAATTCTGATGTAGTTGTTGGTACATTATCAGCAGGGTCTGTTTTTCCTTTTCCATCACCATCTGAAAGAACCAGGGTGTAATCTGTATTTTTTGTTGCACTTCCTCCAGAACCAAATGTTCCATTAGAACCTGTATACCTATATAAATTATAAGCGCTAGCTACTCTTGGTTTACCATTTGTGTAGTATACTGAAAAGTAATAATCAGAAGTACCATCAATTGTGAATGTCTCACTATTGTTATCCACAGCAGTTGCGGGGTCACTAATATTACTATCCCATACTATAGCCACTATTGGTTCAGCATTTACTATTGAAGCTACTGTCCCTTGATAATCTGTTTCATATAATGTGAAATCAGATTCTTCTGAATCAGCTTGAATTGTGGCTACACCACCTGTCCAGACGTATCTTTCATTATATATTTTTAATGAATTGTCATCCTCAAGGTCTTGTCGTTGTACTATAAATCCTACAACTTCATGATCTCCAATATTTACATCACCTCTAAAACTATTATTAACAGCGTCTGATATATTCTCAGTGCTGTCTATTACATAACTAGGGTATATAGTTCTAAATGTAATACCTACATCATCACTACTACCATCATCACCATCATCACCTACTGTTTCAACTAGTTCATAATCACCCGATACAGAAGTATCTCCTCCTCCAATACCATATTCACCAGCATCACCTACAAATCTATAAAGAGATGAATGCCCTGTTGGTACATCAGCAGTTTTACTAGTAGTAGTTTTCTCATTTAATATGATTCTAAAATAGTAATCAGCAGTATTTAATACTTCATAAGTACCTGTATCTATATTGACTACAGTATGTGGGTTATTTAAATTAGCCTCTGTACTAGTGTCTAATTCATATACTATTGGTTGAGTATTATAGTCAGTACCAAGTGATACATTTTCTGTGCTTCTAATCCAAAACAGATTAGTGTTCGCTAATTGTGTACCAGAACTACCATATGATCCTGCCCCTACATTCATAAGTTGATACCAATGAGTAGTAACATCTAACCCTCTACCATATCCATCATCACCACCACTACTGAAATTATCTTGTCTAATTCTAAATATAATTAAATCTGTATCAGTAACAGTAAAGCCATCCATTTCATTAATAGCTGTTGCTGCATCAGCAGTTGATACTGGTGAGCCATCGTTGTATTCAGTAATAGTAGGGGGATATACAAATCCAACTATATTATCCTGAGTTAATGATTCTGAATCACTATCACATAGTGAAACTGAATAGATAAGAGTTACAATGTCATCTAAGTCTGCTGCTGTTAATGTGTAACAAGGTTCAAACAAAGATTGTAATCTTTCTGATTCAGCTTGTATATTGTTACATGTTATTATATTAGCCATAATTATTTAGTTGTTGTAGTAGGTTTATTTAATTTCTTTCTTTCGATTACCATCTTGTCATTATGTTTCTTCATGTCATCATCAAGTTTTTTCATTCCAAGTGATAGGTTATCAATATGCTTCTGTCTATCTAGATTTAGTTTTTGATCTTCGTCATTACCATCTTCTTCTCCAGGTATTTCATTACCCTCATCAGCCATAAGCAATTTAAGTTCTTCAATACGAGATTTCTCATCAATACCATATCTGTCTAACTCTAGTTTTTGTTGTTCAAGAGCCTCACTCTTCATCATTTGCTCCTGAGCTATTTTACTATCTCTTTCTGCACCTTCTGATTGACGAGCCTGAGTGTCTCTTTCATCCTTCTCAATCATACGTTGTATTTCTACAAGTGATGGGGAAGTAAATATTTTCATAATAGTAGAGAATGATAATAATTGATTCTGAAGTGCAGCATGTGCAAGCTTCTCAAGGTTTTGCTCAAGCTTAATATTGTCACCTTCATTGGTAACTTCTAAACCATAGTCCTCTTCACAAATTTCATCACCATCAATTTCCATTAATTGATTAGTATAATCATCACCAACGAAAGCTAATTTAAGTTTGTTTCCTTTAAGTGCTATTTTAGAAGTTTCTAATAATAGACTTAAGGCTCTTCTCTTAAGCTCATCGTGATTCTTGTATAACATTGCTGTTACATAATTACCTTGTCTGATAGCAGTATTAACACCTCCAACAGTTTCTCTTTTTTCTACATTACCAAGACGTTGCTTAGGTACACCAATTACCTCATCCATCATAGACTTGGCATATTCCATCATACTGATGTTTTGTTGGATGTAGTTAGCAATCTCTGGATTATATATTTTACCTGAAGTATTACCAATGGCTCCGGCTAATTTCCCAGTTGCCATACCTTTTTTACCTTCCTTAAATGAATCAATAACAAGTACACCTGCTTTCTTTGCAAAGTAGAGTGTTTTAGTTATATCCCATCCTTCTGGCATTTTAGCTTTGTCAATCTCAAGAAGAGGTCCAAAGTATTTTGAGTATGCATCCATTAATCTATGGAAAGCACCATCAAATATATAGTTAAAGACCTTACATCTATCCATAATGGATACAACCTTTTGGTCATTAATATTAAAAATCTGTCCAACAATTCCGGGAGTATTATACCCTGGATTGTTGTGTTTGTTATATTGGATCTTTCTAGGTCCCATGTCAGTGTAGACTTTCTTACCAGCCTTAACACCTTGCCACCATTGTTTAACCCATCTAGTTTCCATTGTTTCACCAGCTGCCTCATCGATAATATAGTTCTCATCTCTATATTTTACATTCTCATTTCCTGTCTGAGGGTCTATAGACTTAACAACATATATTTTCTTGTATGATGCCCAGAATATACGTAGTACACGAATATTACCTTGGCTATCAAAATAGTCACTTTTAGAATTAAAGTTTTGATTACTTGCGTCAACAGCTCCTAAGTTGAAATCTAAATCTCTAGATAGTTGTAGACCATCTCTATCATTAACATCCTCCATAAACATGTCACCATCTAACTCTCTTCCCCCTGTTCCTCCTGCACCTACTGTACCATTAGAAAGAATATAGTCAATATCTTTTGATGTTAATGTTTCATTGTATTCGTCAATGAATTTACCAGGACTCCAGAAATCATCTAATACAATTACTGATGCATCCTCATACTTATTACTATATCCATGTTGTATAACATATGTCTTTAACGGATTAAGTTTTTCAAATGTAGGGTTACCATGTTTTATATCACACATGTACCCTTCTTCACCTACTAAACACGCATCACGTATTCCCTCAGTAAATTTATGCTTTACTCTAAGCTCTTTCACATAATGATTAAGTAAAAGATTAGCTCTCTTCTCACGTATGTCTTGATATTCAAAGTTTACATAGTTGCTGAATTTATCAAGTTCTTTTTCTATTTCCTCTTCAGAGTAATTCATGGTAATCATTTCCTCAATCTTCTTGGCAACTAATTCTTTCTTATTGTTCTCCATTTCTGAAATGGCAGTAGGATTAACAATCCTTACTTTCCAGTCAAATCTCCTTTCAGCTTCCTCACCCACTAGCACATCAATACGAGGTGCAGCAATTGGATAATGCTGAATAGCATCAGGAATATAAAACTCATCCATCTGATTAGGATTCATTGTAAGTTTCATATCAGCCTGGTGAACTATACCATTGTAAAGATCAATGTTGATTTTTTTATCAGACATTCTTTTACGTACAGTCTCACTAAAAAGCCTACTGTTATCATCAGCCCAGTCTAAATGGGATTTTCTCCATTTTTTAGACTTCTGTTTAAATGATAATTTCTGTCTTGGGAATTTTCTTATTGCACTTTTCATATTTCTAATACGGGTGTAATACACAAAAGTACTAATTTTGTGTGTGTTAGTCAAATAGGTTATATAGCTATATTATAAAATTTAGCTATCTATATTATTAAAATTCCAATCTGTTGTTGGTCTAATATCAAAAGGACTTGCTCCTGAATCACTACTTCTTTTATTTTGAAACTTTGCCCAGTTTTTATTGACGAAATCATCTTCATCTAATAATTCATTAAGCATGTCATCTCTTTTAACAGAGCCAGACATTCTTACAATATCTTGTCGGTATATCATTACCATATCCATTGCTGATACTCTATCAAAGTTACCATCAGGATTCCATGCAATACACTCTTCAATGTATGCTATGCTTCTAATCTTCTCATAGTTTAAATAAGAACATTCTTCTTCATTCTCATCAAAATATGTATGTCTAGATAACTGCCATTCACGTTGTAATGTTTTCCCTACTTTAATAACTTCAGAAGTGGTCCTAGTACCTTTCGCTTTATTACCACGTAGATTAGCTGTAACCATCTCCATATCCCTAAGATACTGAGGAGTGTCACATAAAAGATGTAAACAATTATTATTTTGGAAGTGTCCAAAAAGCCCTTTAAGGTTATTTTCATAG